GCAAAATGCCAAAAATGTGAACATCAATGGGAAAGTGAAATTGATTTTAATCCAGTAAATTTTTCATAAGGTCACTAATCTTTTTACCACCTGAACAATTAGGTGACCTTATCCAATCATACGTCAGGGACTCATACGCTCTAAGAGAGCAGATCGCTGAAATTGCCCTACATATGGAGGGCGGTGTTGAATGGAATAATTTATGGGGTGCAAGTTTTGAAGATCGCGAGATTATGATTAAGGTAATCAATCGAAAGCTTAAGGCGCAAAACCCTAACGCTAAGGAATACATGTAAGAGGTACATATGCATAAGAAAACAGACACGCAAGATTTCGACATCCCTAAGGATGATATCGAATGCTGGGAGCGTTATCCTAAGCATCGCTGGGTCTATGAATTATCAAGATTGCTTGATGCTCAAAGCATTAAGTGGAGCCCATATGCAGTAGACTCTTTGCCAGATCGTGAATTGAACATCGATCTACATTCTAATCAAACCCTTGTACGTCAGCCCGGATACATTTATACCAAAAAGGCTGAGGGTAGACATATTCTCACAGAGATGTTTATCACCAAGGGCGAGATTAAACTCATGCGCCACATTGATCCAGACACTCGCAAAGAACTGGCATCACTGATTGGAGAGGTCGAATTACGCCTTAACGCATTCGCAACTCTGTATTTTCAGAAATTCACTGGAGTCGTGGGTGTCGAGACATATTCAAACGAAATATTCAGATTACAACTACGCCCACACGTAGACATTATTAACGACACAAATCAAGAAGTGGTCAAACTAGCAAAGCGCATTTATAAGAAGACAGACGCAACAGCTATCGGTCTTACAGACCGCGCCATTCACGAGACACTCGCTTCGTAAACTACGCTCGTTCTTCGTTCTGGCTAAGTCGCTTCGCTCAATTACAGTGTATTAGAGAATAACTTGACGGTGGAGTCAGACCAAGGGTATCCAAAACCTTGGATAGGAAATACTTGACAGCATCACCAGACTCTGAACCGAAATATTTTTGTAGTGTTGGATTGATTATATCAACTACACGCTATTAAGCGTCTCGGAAGGGGGACCAGGCGTTGTAACGCCATTATATCCTCATCGCATGTGCAATTGCCCTCAGCAAACAATTACGCGACTGGCGAGCCATACCCTGTTTTCACATACCCGCCACAAACTTTATCGATCGTCTTACTTGCGACATAGGTCGCGTTCATACAATCTTGCCACTGCACACTCAGCGGACATTGGCTGTTGCGCTCCATTCCGAACGACACGCCGGCGAAAATTTAACTAGGCTCGCTAACCTTATAATGTGTAAGAGATATTTTGCTTTTGGATTTGATTAAGGATTGGGTTTTGTGTGCTTTGTAGTTTTGATGTGTTAAACCTATACGCTATGACCTTGTACGTTCACGGGGCGCGTCAGTCCCGCTATCTATGTAGATTCTGCTTAAACAGTGTGATCTGTTAAGCTATTTTAGCCTCGTTGTTCGCGGGTCGCTAACAATTTTGACAGAAACAAAAATGGGGCTATAAAGCCCCATTTCCAAGTGTTAAACCGTTTAAAACATCCGGGTTCCATCTGTAGTATAAGCACGCATTTCCTCAATTCTGCGCAGCCAACCCTTTAGATATTTTGCTTGAGTTGGCTTTGCTGCTACAATGTCATTATAGAATTTCGCACGCTGATCACAGATTGCATTGCAGACATCAATTGGATATAATCTGTCAACTGCATTAATAGTTTCAGTTCCAATTACACCGTCATCTGTAACACCGACAGCACGTTGAAGAAATTTTGCTGCACGATTGATCCCATGATTTACTGCGCTGTCAAAATGAAGAACTCCAACTCGGCCATCTAGTTTATCGCAATGTGAAGGTAACCAGTAACTGTTATAATAGATAGCCTTAGCCATGTCCCATGTTAGATTTGCAATATCTACACCAGGATTGGCATTCTTTGCAATGCCGTATTTTGTTTCTCCGCCAGGATCTGTTGGATCATTTACATAACCTGATGCTCTTTTATTTGTGCCATCCCTAGCACCTGGAGCATCAACGTTCCAGAAGCCGCCTACTTCGTATAACATGGCGTGATTTACTGCCTTTTCAAATGCTTCTGTGTACATGATTCCTCCTTTCTTTCTACTATTTATCAGGTGTTGGTAAATAGTGAAAACAGGGGTTATAATGCCATCAAAAAGTAAAGCAAAAGGTAATGCATGGGAACTAGAAGTTGCTAAATTTCTAAGTGAAACTTATTCAGAATCATTTCTGCGTATCCCATCGTCTGGTGCATTTGTTGGTGGGAAAAATAATTTCCGCAAAGCAACAATTGACTCAGCTCAACTGCAAGGCAAGAAGGGCGATATTCATCCGCCAGAAGCGTGGAAGCATTGGAACATCGAATGCAAGAGTTATGCAGATTTTCCGTTTCATCAACTCTGGTATGCGGATGTGAAAATCCTCGACTCCTGGATTGCACAGCAAAAGGATGTCGAGGATGAGGGAGATTTAAATCTAATTCTTATTAAAATATCTCGCAAGGAGAAGTGGGTTGTATTTCCTGAAAATCTAGGATTTGTTGCGAGTCGATCTCTTTTGTATAAGGGATGGTATTTCACAAGTTGGGATGACTTTTGGAAAACACCATCAAATGTAAACCTTGTGAGACAATATGCTACACTATCGACTATCCCCGTTGAGGTGAGTCTTGTAAGCATGGCAAACCTTGCATAAGGTTTCAACATTGGTCGGTATATTATTGAAATGATTACCATCAATATGATCCAATTCTAATACCCCAGAAAAATGTATTGTTGATGTGCACGGAAAACCTAAATGTCCATCAATATTCTCGCAGTAAGTTTTCTTATGGGCTGTAACACCTTCCTTTAACAATTGCTTTCCATAGCTTGCTAAATGACAATTATTACAGACAGTTCTAACCTCTCTACCTTTTGCTTCAAATATAGTTCCACGGAATAAAGCAACCGGGTTATGACAACCCGAATTGATACAACGTGGCCTGAAGGTAGAACCCTCGTCTGGAAAACGATACGGTTCATTCCACATCACAACACCATTCACGATTGTGTATGGTACAAATGCAGGATCAGTAACCTTATCTAAAAAGATTTGTTTCTTAGATTTTGTCTTTTCTTTTTTTACTTTTTTGATTACAATTGTTTCACTTGAAAAATCTAATTCGAGTTGTAAATTCATATTGTTGTCTCTGATATTTCTAAACTTGTAAATCCACCTTCCTTAACTACTTTCAGCACGTTAGACACGCGCCCAATTAATTCATCTCGGTGAGAGATAAGGAAAATATTGCGTTTGTTTTCTCTTGCCATCTTCTTAAGAATTGCAAGTGCGGCCTCGACTCCGCTAGCATCAAGTCCGGAGTCAATTAATTCATCAATGAATAATAAATTAATCTTATCATTCATACTTTCATACACATCACGGAATGACCACGACAGAGATAGAATTAAACGTGTTCTTTCGCCACGACTTAAATTATCAAAGTCAAACTCTTTACCATACATCGTAATTTCTACATCTAAGTCAGATTTGAATTTGACTGTGTGTGGTAATCCGATGTCTGTTAGATAATGCGCAAGTCTATGATTTAGGAACGCTAAGTTTTGATCGATAATCTTCTTGCGAATGAAACTATCTTTACTTGTCAGCAACTTACCCAAAAATCCTTGGTGGTCCCGCAACTTCACTAAGGTATTCAACTTTGTAAAATCAATTACCTGTAGACCATCTCGTCTTAGAGCTTCAATTTGATCTACAAATGGATTAACCGATTCTAATTCTAGACTTAGATTGTTGCCAAGAGTATCGAGAGTTGATTTATGGTTATACGCTTCGTCGATTGTGCTATAAAAAGTTTCCGGAAGAACCGGAATAATAGATGCAACAGAAGTGGCTAATGTCTTAACCTCGTCACGCTTAGATGTTTTCTCTGATAACTTCTTCTGCGCCTCTAAGTGCTGAGTTACATATTCGTTATGAACCTTCTCGTGTGTATCCTTGTCCATTTCAGAATTACAAGTTGGACAAATTTTCTGTACAGAATTCTCTAGAACTCGGTCAAGTCGAGTTAACGATCGTGCTGTATCAGTTACATCCTTTTCTAATCCTGCAAGTTCCTTATTTAGAGAACGATATTCTGCATTTAAATCTTCAACTTCCTTCTTGGATTTATGAAGTGTAATCTCAGCATCAATATCGACATTCAGCAACTCCATAATAGAAGCCTGTAACTTCGCTATCTTTTGAACCTTTGACTTTTCCCAAACATTTGATTTTCCCTCCAATGTTTGTATATTAGTTTCAATTCTCTTATTCGCTTCCGTCGCAGCTGATATACGAAATTCTTCTTCTTTGATTTCATCCCGTGTAGTCTTAGCCTCTTCTGTTAAGTTCTCGGCCTTTTCGGACAACTTGGTAATACCTAATAGCTGTTCGATAATTGCTCGTGCGTCTGCAGTCTTTAAGGCTAGAAAAGGTTCCACATATGTGTTGAGTGCAAGAATGTGTTTAGCCATATCATGGGATACGCCAATGATTCTTTCAATCTCTGCTTGTGTATGACGATTTTCGCCTTGAGAATCATTACTCTCTTTGTCTTGCCCATCTTCTTTTTCAATACCATCTTTGATAAGTTTGAAAATGCCGGGCTTACGACCGCGTTCGATTCTGTATTCAGTTCCGTTAACTTCAAATGTCAATGTAACCAACATATGCTTCATGTTGGTTTTATTAATAAGATTATCTTTCTTGATGTTAGTTAGAGCAGAACCATAGAGTGCATAACTGAGTGCATTCACAATTGTAGATTTACCTACACCGTTTCTATTGTCATTACCGCCCAAGTCGAGATTTTCGCCCAAGACAAGAACTAAATCATTGCTACTGAAGTTTACTGATTGAGTAACGTTTCCGATACTCATGAAATTTTTTATTGTTAATCCGTGCAGTTTCAGCATGTATTAGAGCCTGTTATAAATTTCAACAAGTAGATTCTTGTCAAATGAATCGCTATCAATATTTGATAACTGTTCAATGACAATCTGATCAACTGTCTTGAATGTGATTTCTCCGGCATAATCCTTTGACAATTCATCATCTTGATTTTTTACAAGTTTGAATTCGCGAACATTATATTGATCTAAGAACGTTTCTCTTAGGAAACTTGCTTCTTCGTAGGTAATGTCTGCATCAAGGGTTACTTGAAGATATGTTTTTGGTTTTAAATAGATATCTGGATTTTCTAACAATGCTGTTAGATTGATAGTAATGAAGCGAGGACCGTCGGTATAGTCTAGAAATTCAGGAGCCTTATCCCATTCTAGAAATACCGCACCACGTTCAAAATCCCAAACGTCGGAATAATTGTGTCCAAACGGATTACCGATGTAATTGATTTTGCCCTTTGTCTGTCTCTTATGAAAGTGTCCAGAAAAGACATAATCCTGATGCTCGAAATGATCAGCATTAAGTGTGCCATGGTCTGGCATTTCGACCATTGCGTTCATTTTAAATCCGGGCAATTCTAAGTGACCGAATAGGTACTTAGATTTAATGTTTGTAACAGTTTTCCATTCGTCTTCAATTAGCCACGGAATCAATGCAACATCATCCTTTATAATTGGATGATCAACAAGGACAATATTAGGAAATTCACTTCCTACAACCATAGAGTGAATATCACGCTTCTCTCTATAGAAAAGATCGTGATTTCCCACCATGACATACGATACCTTAAATGCAGCATTAAGTTTTCTTAATGCTTGCATAGTGTAATCCAGTGTTAAAATATTGATATTCGAACGATGGTGGTGCCAGTCACCCATAAAGATACAGGTTTCGGCACCCCTAGATTTTGCCTCGGCAATCAGCCAATCAAGAAAGTCTAAACAATCTTGATTGTGTTCTGCTGAATTATGTCTAAGCCCAAAGTGAATATCTGTAAAGACTACTGTCTTATCAAATAGTTTAGTGCTCATCTTTCGCCGAATCCTGTGCGTCTTCTCTCAATCTACGAATTTCTTCTTCAACAGCCAATTGGCGTGAGAAGCTTGGGCTTGCGCCACTATCAATTAGTAGATCATCGCGAAGATCTTGATTCTTCTTTTCCAAGTTAAGAACACGGGTAAAGCTATTTGAAACAGATGCGGTGTAATATGAGAACGGATTGTCAGATTTGTATTCATCAAACTGCAATCCCATTTGGGCAAGTTGCAATAAGGCCTGTCCCTTCATTTCGTCCAGATATGTATATCCACGCCAGTTACCGCGCTGTGCATATTTGTTCACCATCAAGATGAACATTTTTGCAAGCTTGTTTGTAATAGAACCGCGTTCGAGATTAAATTTCCCAGCCTTTGAATGAGAACGACCAACTTCTTTTTCTTTACCGTCTGTTGGATCAATAATGAAATGCTTAAACGGATAGAAGTTTAGTTTGACATATTTGTCAGCTTCGCTCTTTGGATTTTTCTTACGACCTGGCATTAGCGGAATATGATCAAATGTCAATACGCGAAATACTAAATCGTCAACAGATAGTGTATCAGGCTTAATCTTAAATTCTGATAACTTTGGTTTATCTGCTTTTGAAGCATTTGGCTTCGCTGCTAAGGCAGCTTCATAGGCTGTTGCTGCGATTCGTGCAGCACGAGCAATCTTTCCTTTTTCCTGCACTTCTGGCAAGAAAATTTCTTGTAGATTTTCTACAATGACATCGTAGTCGCTGTACTTCGGATCGATGTATTCGCAAAAGGAATTCTTACTGCGATGAATTTCTTTAAGCATGTCCTTATTGTTAAGATAATTAATCTTCTTAACGGGCGCAACAATCTCGATAACCTCGGGTGCTTCGTTTCCGTCTTCGTCCTCAATAAGGATTTCTTCGTCTAGATCTGGTGACATTAATGTCTTCTCCTGTTAGGGTTTCGTAAAGTGTAGCACGAATAGAGCAATTCGTCAAGGGTATCGGAATAAAAGTACCAGTTTATGACCTTGATAAATAACAAGATAGGAGAACTTCTAATGAAACAACAAGATCAAAGAGCACGCTTGCAACCGAAGGCCGGAAGAAACGAGTCTTTGTCTATTCTTGGGCCAAAAGATAAATCGAATATCTTATTTCCTCTTTATCAAACTGGCGGAGTTTTATTTCCGTATACTCCTGCAATTTCTACCGGTGCGGTAACTGAATACGATAATACGCCATTCATTCATTCGAACTACAATTACAATGCCTATGTTAGGTCTTATCCAAAGCCAATAAGCATTACTGCGGAATTCACAGCGCAGTCAAACGATGAAGCCTTATATTTATTGGCAGTCATCCATTTCTTCCGATCCGTTACGAAATCTTATTTTGGAGTTACACCGTATAACAAAGCCGGAACTCCACCACCGACACTGTTATTCAATTATCTAGGTGAATATCAATTCAATAATGTTCCGGTTGTTGTGAAATATTTTGACTATAGCTACGAAGCAAACATTGACTATGTGGCTGTCGATACAGTTCAAAATCAAATTTATTCTGCTAATATGGGTGTCAGCTTGCCAGCAGCAAACTCCGGCGGCTACACATGGGTACCAACGCACATGACATGCAGTCTAGAATTAGAAACTCAGTATGTGCCTATTCAACTTAGAAATCAATTTAACCTTGATGATTTCAGATCAGGTAAACTTGTAAACAATGGATACATCTAATGGCAGCAAATTCAAAAGACTCAAGTCAGTATCTGATAACACCAATCAAGAATTGGTATCTAGATCTATGGGTACCTAGACAAATTCCTAAAAGCGATTTTGATAAAATCGTAATCATACCACCAGAATTTGATCAACGCCCTGATCTCATGAGTAATCAAGAATATGGCACACCAAGACTTTGGTGGGTATTCTGTATGAGAAATCCAGACTTGATTATTGATCCAATTAATGACTTTGTTGCAGGATTAGAAATTTTTGTACCTGCAAACATCCTAAAACAATAATGGCTGATAAATCCTTTTTAGTTCCGGCTACCCGCCGAGGCGGCACTGTTCGCGAAATTACAAATGTTTCTCGAGTTGCAACAACGGATGCAACAAGTAATGACGCTGGCGCAGGAAGGGCAACATCATCTTTTATTGATCCACGAATTATTAAAAGTGGAGTGCCGGGATTGCCAAGCCCACAGTTTGATAAGTCAGATAACAATTATTCCCACGAGGGCAATAATTATGTCGTATCGCCGACTGAAACCGATATCGGCAATATCAAACTAAATGAGGCATTTCTACCGAACATCCTAGACAATTACGATACAGCAACTTATCATTGGAAACTTTTTATTGTTACACCAGATGCTTCAAGTACCGGTAATGTGTTTGATATTTCTAAGCAAACTATCATTGCAGAATCTGGAGTTTCGGATTTAACAATTGACGGGGTTGTTATTGAAAGTCTTACAACACCTTCGGTAGATAGCGGAACAGGAACATCAACTGGTGTTCGCTTCAATATTACAGAACCTGCAGGTGCAGGACTAATTGATAAGATCTTCTACGAATCTCTTGCATTAGGAATTGGCAATTGGAACGTTATGCCGTTCTATCTGCAACTGCAATTTAGAGCAAGAAGTCCCGTTACATCAGAAGTGCAAGATGGTGATTCAGGTTCAATTGGAAATCTACGTTGGTTGTGGGCATTGAAGCTCAATGACATGAAAGCTAATGTCACAATGGTGGGAACAAAATATGAAATTTCCGCTATTGTTTATAATGAATTGGCGCAAAGTAATGCATATTTCACTATGCAACATACAACTGTTTTAGAAAATCTTTCTACAGTAGATGATGCGATGAGCAAATTGCAGACACGCATTAATGAAGATCAAATTTATAGATTGATCGACAACGCAAGTATTCCAGATACGTATCAAATTATTGTTGATCCGACAATTGCAAATTATCTTATTACTCCTTCGGACCACAATACTGACTCACAAAGAAATGATAGCACAATCGAACTCAATAGAAAGAATGCAACATTTCCCTCTGGTACATCTGTTGACAAGATTATCGATACTCTTCTGTCTCAAACAAAAGAATATCAAAAGTTAATTAAGAATTCAGATACTGCAGGCGGCGAAGACAAGACAATGAATGCCGAACTTAGCCAAATGAAAAAGTTCTGGAGAATTATTACTGAATCGCGTCCATTGAAATTTGATCCTAGACAAAACAATTACGCAAGAGAATTTACTATCTATGTAGTTCAGTATGATGTTGGTGTTTTAGATTCAAATACCTTTCAGGATTCTGCAGGTGACAAAACAATTGAAGCTGAACGTAAGAGATTAGAAACTTACGTTAAGAAGGCAATTCTAAAGAAGAAATATAGTTATATCTTTACCGGCCTTAATGACCAGATTATTAACTTCGATATCAAAATTAATAATGCGTTTGCTTCGGCAACAGCAAGAATGGGTGGTATCTATTACAATACCGCTATGTCAGATAAAGGTATCGTAACTCATAATCACGCAACCGACGAAGCGTCAGTAACAGAAAAGATTACACGAGCAATTTCATTTCAACATAGTAGTGAATCCGGTTCTGTGGCAAGTAGAGCCGCACAGGATGAAGCAAGGGCAGCGATTAATACCGCAACACTTCCCCCGGGATATAGGGAACGATACATTAAGATTTTAGAAAATGCCAAACCCGAAAGCTGGGCAAATTTCTCTAATCAACTTCAAACTGCCGGCGGCATTGATCAAGACGGTGTTCTAGCTAGAGAACGATTGAGAGCTAAAAGTATTGCCACTCCAGTACAAGATAAAACAACAGATCAGAATTTGAAATTTATCTCAAATGTAAATCCTGGCGGGGTTGATGCAAAACAAGCCTATAACGATTACGTTAAGGGCATCAAAGGAAAACTAAGACCTGTTGCAAGAATAGATAGTATGCAACAGAGACAAATTGGTGCAGGGGTTGAATCAAGCAGCAATTCAGGAATTCAAAAATTATCTAGTATTTTCTCTGTAGCGATGCATAGCACGCAAGATGTTTCATTTGCTAAGATAACCTTAACTATTAAGGGTGATCCGTTTTGGTTATTCCCACAACCAACAATTGATGGAACAACTAGATTATACAATTCTCTAAAACCAAAAGCCGAAGCTATTGAATGGATCAAGCGTGCTCATTTTCAAATGAGAGATGCGGTTAATATTACCGGAACTGATAACTTTATTATTGTTAGATTTAGAACACCAAGAGTATTTGATCTTGATAGTACATTGCCGGATGATACAAATGCATTAACAGATGTAGAAACATTTAGCGGTGTGTTTAAGGTGGTAAGTATTACCAGTAAGTTTGAAGCAGGTAAATTCCACCAAGAACTAAATTGCTTAATGGATTATAATATCAATATCCTAAACTTCATGGAAGAAATTGAGACTAATGCTGCAAAACCAGATGTCCCTACAACACCAAATGATTTGATTTCTAAATCAACATTGACAAATCAAGTAATTAAGGGACAAAAAATTCTAGGAAAAGTTGATATTCCGGGTGTCGAATCTCAGTATAGTCTTCTTAGCAACACTGTACAAAAATTGGGTTCAGTTACCAACGGAATATCTCTAGCTTCAAACATTCCTACTGCAATTCCTAATGTGCTTTCTGGATTGCCGAACAAATTTATTGGATAAAGAATGCCATATATTGACACGAATACAAGAACGGTATCGCCGTTATCAAATGAAAAACAACAGCTTATGGGAAGAATCCCTTTGCTTCATGGTGTCTATGTTGGATTCGTAAAAGACGCATCGGATGTTCAACGCAATGGTAGACTCCGCGTTTGGATTCCCGAATTAGGAACTGCACCAGAAGAAGAACAAGGCTGGATGGTTGTTAGCTACTGCTCGCCATTTGCTGGTGCGACCAATGTAGAAACAATTAGTAAGGCTAATCTACAAACATTTGAAGGAACACAAACTTCATACGGTATGTGGATGGTTCCGCCAGACATTAATAACCAAGTGTTGGTTATGTTTGCGAACGGTGATGCTGCTCGTGGTTTTTGGATCGGCAGCCTTTATAACCAATTCATGAACAATATGGTTCCGGGTATGGCTGCAAGCGCAAGCAATTACCAGTATCCGGGAAAAGTTATTCCTGTAGCCGAATACAATAAATGGGATACTAAAGTAACACAACCCGATCGGACAATCAAACCTTACGAAGCAACGAAGTTTAAGGGTTTGGGTAATCAAGGATTAATTACCGATCAAGGTCGTGGAATTACCTCATCAAGCGCAAGAAGAGAATCACCGAGTAATGTATTTGGTATTATCACTCCTGGACCAGTGATTGATAATAATGCCTCTCCAGCTAATATTAGAAGAAAGGGTGGATCATCATTTATTATGGATGATGGTGATAATTCCGAGTATGTTCAGCTTACAACAAAAACAGGCGCACAGATTAGACTCGACGAAACTAATGGATTTGTCTATCTAATTAATCGTGATGGTACTGCATGGGTGCAGATGGACCAGAAAGGCAATATTGATATTTTTGGCGCAACAAATATTTCAATGAGAGCACAGCAAGATATTAATTTGCGTGCTGATAGAAATATCAATATCGAAGCTGGACAAAATATCTACATGAAGGCTGCAAAAGATACAACAACCTCAACAACATCATTTACCTATGATGTGAATAACATACCTAAGCCATTAACCATCCCACTTTACAAATACGTGGGCGAAGGTTCGGGACAGGGTGGCAATATTGTTCTTCAAGCACTCAACAATATGCATACCACTGTTACTCAAGATCAATTCACGACAGTTAAGCGTGATATTAATATTCACGCATTGCGTGATATGTTCATTACTGTTGGTCGTAACAATTCTATTTCAGTAACTCAGGATTATGCATTAACCACATCAGGTAAACAAGACTTTAAGTCCACAGGCGATATTCACATTGAATCGTCAGCTGAAATTGATATCAAGTCGGAATCGGATACAAAGATCACTGCAGGCGGTAATATTATCGAAACTGCTGCTACAATCGGATTGAACGGAAGTACACAAATCGATGGCGATGCAGGTATTACTGGACTTCTCGGTGTTGCCGGCGGAGCAATCATTGGAACAACAGTTGCACTTGGTGTACCTGGACCAACAAGTCCAGTATCCGGAACTGCATCTAGTGCAACCGCAGCAACAGCAGGAACAGATGCTGAAATTAAGCAGACAACTGAGAAAATTAATATTCTTGCAACATGGGCTGATCCTACTTCTAAATTTAAGAGAAATTCAGAAGCTTTTAATACAACCGTAAGTACCTTTCCGACATACGAACCTTGTCCTGAGCACGAAACATTCTCGTTTAGAGCAATTACCGGTTATACACCGAAACAAGATGAAGGTGCGAAAACATATGAAGGTTCGGGTGGTGCCGGAAATGAGCCACCACCAACAGTTCCGACAAATACAACACCCGGTGCAAATAATACAGATATTCCACCAACACCTGCTGCAGAAAGCGCAGTGACCAAAGATTTTAACATGGCAGCATATCAATGTCAGCTTAAGATTCACGAAGGTGTTAAGTATGTTTCGTATAATGACAGTGTTGGTTTACCAACTGGTGGTATCGGTCACTTGCTACGCACAAATGAATTAACAAAATATATGCCTTTGGGTACAGCAATTTCTGCGGATCAAGTATCGCAATGGTTTGAACAAGATGCTGCAATATCAATTTCTGGCGCAATGCGATTGATTGGTACTGATGTTTGGGGCGATCTGACAGACATTAGAAAACGTGCCTGTGCTGACCTATGCTATAATCTCGGCGAAGGAAGACTTTCGAAGTTTAAGAGATTCATTGCTGGCATGAAGGCTGGTGATTATAACCTTGCAGGTCAATCATTAAGGGATTCGAAGTGGTTCACACAGGTTGGACGTAGAGGTCCAAACATCATTACTATGATTGTGAATAATGTCGATCCCAACGGATGCGATAAAAAGTTCCCCGCTTAATATAACCCTGTTTAATTCTCTTGATAAATAACAGAAAGAGAATTATATGGCAGCAAATCAAAAAGGGTTAGTTCAACCGAAACGTATCACAAGGAAGCCTTACTTTGTTGGATTCAACACTGTAAACCAGCCTAGTCCTCCTTACAATCTCAATAATATTGAATTGGTTAAGAGAGATCTAGAGAATACCTTTGCTACTCCTCTCGGTTCAAGAGTTACGTTGCCAGACTTTGGCACAAAAATCTACGACTATCTTTTCGATCCGTTTGATGAATATACTAAAGAAGCAATCATTGCAGATGCAGTGAATGTAATTCAATCTGATCCAAGAGTTGATCTTGTTTCTATTGATGTATTTCAAGAAGACCAG